GCCAATAGCACCAGATTACATAGCAAAACAGGCCCGTAAAGCATTAGACATCAGAAAAGATTTACCCAAAAGTCGTCAAGCGGGTACACCAGTAGGATTAGCCCGTGCAAATCAACTAGCAAATGGTGATAATTTAAGCCTTGAAACACTAGTCAGAATGCGTAGTTATCTAATAAGAGCCCGTGCTGATTACAGAACAGCAAAAAGTCAAGGCAAAACAGCAGAAAATTCCAAAGCCATACAAGCATATATGTTGTGGGGAGGACCCAGAGCACTTGCTTGGGCCAACGAACAAATCAAAAAATTACAAAAATAAATTCATAAACATATAACTAATACTGGAGTTCTGTTAATATATTCGACCCTGTTAACAGAACAATTAAATAACAATTGTATTAGATACATTATAATAACAATTTAACATTTAATATTATACATTATTATAACTGGAAGCCGGTGTAAAAGCCGGCTTTTTTTGCCTTAATTTATCACTTAATTTTATATAAAAGATAAATAAATGTGTATAAACAATTGGAGACTATTATGCCTACTAAAACAGGATACATACAAAAACAAAAACCTAATAAAAGTAAAACATTTGAATCAAAATGGGGCGAACCTGCCTACAAAATAGCACAACGCGAAGATGTAGCGGTAGCAACAATACATATGAGGGTATTCAATTATGGTTCACCCTATCAGAGAACCAGTAAACCCAGCATAAGTGAAGTATTATGCGGTAAAACACTTTATCAATTGGGCAAAGAACTTAACTTACACCCTATCAGTGTTCAACAACGCATAAGAAAACACAATAACCCATATATAAGTGAAAAAGGTATGGATAAACCATTTCCCACACACAAATACAGCAAAAACAAAGGCAGACATGATATTTGGCTTATGCCAGAGCATCCTTGCTATGCAGAATGGGTAGCAGACAGAAAAATAGACGATGCTTTTTTGAGAATACAAAAAGGGGTAAAAGATGAGCATATCCTATCTTGATATTCCACAAAGTTATATAACCAAAACAGGAAACAAACGCATATATTACAGACGTCGTGCTGAACACAAAGACAAGTATGTGTACATGCACTCTGAGGACAAAGATTACGTGGTATTTTGGTTAAACAGGTTAGTTGTTGATGTGACAGCAAAAACAATCATAGACAAATACTTGTTTGAGGATTTACACAAAAGTAGACCAACCTTACCAACCAGTGGATATTCAGCAAAACGCAACAGCATAATAACTTATGCGGCAGGTATTGTGAGTAATATTATGCGTAATCCAGAAGAAGACATAGCATACAAACAATTACCCTACATAACAAAATTGTTTAAAATAATACACTATGTGTACACTGTGGGTCCATTAAGTGCGGAATTGGGTTATAACCACAAAACAGGCGAACAGAACCCTCCGCCTTTTATTTTACAATTTTATGACAGTTAGGATAAATAACATTGAGCGGATATCCATTACTTGATTTTGACGATTGGTCTCCGATATTTCACATTATCCGCTCAACCCAGGCAACACATTATGGCAAACATCATGGCAACACAAACACTACTTAAGGTTAGCACGCCAGATTTACAATAGTGCTGAGATAACAGCGGCGATTTCGGTAACCGCACTCATAAGGATTATAGTGTTATCCGCATATAACTAGCACAAACAGTATAACGTTAGGAACGAGGTTATACGCCGCAAGGTGTCGATGTAGGTTGGAAAAGATCAGAGTCCAGTGCTAAAAAGTTAAAATACCTACTTCCCTGTGATGAGAAGTCTTACATGATGTCATTTTTTTTGGGAACCAGTTAGTGGTTCCCTATGACTTCAAAATCTACATGATATCGGGATATATTCATTAGGTTCATTCGAACAAAAAGCTCTTCGAGCGATACAGAAGGTATCGCGAAGAAGTCGGTAAATGCGAAGCATTTGCCAGACATAGTGTAAATAACATTATGCTGGAATACAAATATGTAGTTAGACTGGATAATCCACATTTTATGACCGAACCGGTTCATTGGTATTGGCATAATCTACGTGATAAACCTTTAACAGTCAAACAAAGCAATTTGCTAAAAAAATTAGCATATATGACAGTTAAACAACAACGCGAATATGTCATAATAGATGATGAACTAGTCAAAACACCCTATAATAAACAAAATTACATCAAAAAATCAGGTAAATGGGAAAAAACAGATAAAAAATATCCCATTGGGCATAAATAGTAGCATATACGCGAACAGTAGCGAAAATACTGACATACAGGAGTAGCAATGACAACTGACAATGAACACCCAGTAGAAGAATCCGCTAATATAATACAAAAAGAAACAGAAACATTCCTCAGTGTGCCAGATGGTGCTGAAGAACCCACACGACCACAACCCAAACGCAAATATGGTGAAAAAACCATAACAGGTATTATAGTGGGACAAGGTGATAACAAACGAGTTATTCGCATAGAGGATGTGAGAAAATTAGCAGAACTACACTTAACATACAAAGATATGGCCGCTTATTTTGGCTGTAAGGAAAGCACATTCAAGGATCACTTTCATCAGGAAGTGGAAATGGGCAGACAGAAAACAAAACAACGCCTAATGAATGCCATGTTGTATAACGCAATAGAAAAGAATCAGCCCACAATACAGATATGGTTGTCAAAAAATCTATTAGGATTTACAGATCAACCGATAAATAATGATACTAACCAGGTTTTACCTTGGTTGGATGAACAATCTGACTAATATATAAGTCGTTCTAATTACAATATAATGTTGCCATACATTAAATCCAGGATAGATTGTTCGCTCAGTGGGAGATGTTACCCCTTAACATCTCCCGCACTTTAAGGGGAAGATGTGAAGTTAACAGATATTCAAAAAGACATACTGGATTCGGAATCCAGATTCAAAATAGTAATAGCAGGTCGCCGAGGTGGCAAAAGTTATGCCAGTATAGCCAGCCTTGCAAAAAACGCCAGATATCCCAATAAAAAATGTATGTATGTTGCACCCAGTTATCGCATGGCTAAACAGATAGTGTGGGAAGATCTCAAACAATTATTAAAGGAAAGAAATTGGGCAAAAAAAATAAATGAATCAGAATTAACTGTTACTTTAGTGAATGGTAGCACTATATTCTTGCGTAGTGCTGATAATCCTGACAGTATTAGGGGTATAGGTTTAGATTATGTGGTATTGGATGAAGCCGCTGATATACCCAAATTGGAAGACACTTGGCAGGCAGTTATAAGGCCTACGTTATCAGACAGACAGGGTTCAGCATTGATAATCAGTTCACCCAAAGGTAAAGGTTATCTGTATGATCTATATAACAATGCTAAACATCAGGAAGATTGGCAAAGTTGGCAATACACAACAGCACAGGGTGGCATTGTATCAGAACAGGAACTTGAACAAGCCCGTAAAGATTTGGATGAAAGAACATACAAACAGGAATATGAAGCACAATTCGTTGACTATAGTGGATTAATCTATTATGCTTTTGGTGAACACAACATTACTGATATGCAATTTGGTAGTGAAAATATTCAAATACCCATACATGTGGGAATGGACTTTAACGTTGATCCAGGTTGTGCTGTGATAGGATTTCAACACAGTAAAGGCATACACATATATGATGAAGTTGAAATATGGGGCACAGACACTGCAGAAATGGTTAAGGAAATACAACGCAGATATCCAAACAGAACATACTTTTGTTATCCAGATGCCAGTGGTGCACAAAGAAGAACAAGTGCTGGTGGCATAACAGATCATATCATATTAAACAATGCAGGATTTAAGTTAAAAGTGGGTTCTATCAATCCTGCTGTTAAAGATCGTGTTGCGGCGGTAAATAGTGTATGTAAGGCAACAGATGGCAACACTAAATTAACTATCTCGCCTAAATGTAAAAAGATGATTGATGCATTAAGGAAACACACATACAAAGAAGGAACTAGACAACCTGAAAAAGGTCAATATGATCACTTGTGTGATGCATTGGGATATATGATTAACAATTTATATCCTGTAAGAGTTCAAGCAACTCAAACATATGGTAAATTAGTCAGAAAGGTATAAGGAGAAATAATGAAATTACCAGAATATTTAAATAAAGAAAGTTCACATGTAACACTGGGTGTTAACACTATGAGTCTATTAGGCCTAAGTCTATTATGGGGTCATATGTTAGAAATGATCAGTCTATGGTTCTTACCATTGACTGTTATAAGTATTTTAGCAGGCTTTGGCAGTGAAATAAGGAAAAGAAATGCCTGAAGATAGTTTTGACAAAAAGAGTGTTGAAAAGTTCGATAAGTCAACTGTTAGGCAGGCTGAAAAGTTGATTGATAGTAGTGCTGAACTAAAACGTATCCGCAGTATAAAAGATGGCATAAAACCTTTTTATGGACAAACACACGGCGGTAAAGGTTCAGCACCCAGAACTAACACATTCAGTGATGAATATCAGGACAATTTCGACAGAATATTTAAACAGGGTAAGTATAAAGAAAACAAAGAAGATGAATAATTTAATAATGGGTTTAGCAGAACTCACGTTTTACACAGATCCCAAAACAAAAAAACAGGGCAGAATATTTAGGCCTTTTTATGGTGAAACAGAACAACAGATAACAGAATTTATAAAATATTATAGTGGCAAATATGGCATACTACAAGCAAAAACAATAAGCAAAGAGGACTATGAATCAGCAGTTGCAAATAATAAATGATGTAGAACCTGTTGCTAATTTAAACAGATTAACTGACGTCGAAGAAAACATACGAGCAGTAAGGGGTGAATTTGTGGGTAAACCAGAAATATGTCATACCCTAGTCAAACACATAATTTACCTTAGAAGAAATATAGACGTAGTGGAAAACAAACACAACTTCTTTAAATTGCTGGGAAAATACATAAATGTTTTATTAGAACATTATGATGTTAGATGGCTTCTCAGCATCTGTGATACAATTGTGGACCATGGTGATGATTTATCAAGTTCTATAGCAATGAACATAGTTAATATTATTAACAACATAAACATCACTAATACTATATTACATACATGTAAAGATCCCAATATGATAATACAAAGATCAGATATAAAATACCCTACATGGGGCGGTATGATAACATGCGATGTAGTTACAGGTGATACCATACACAATATGATGATCAGAAATGACAATATAATGAGTAAAGATCCTATTTTATATAAGATATGGTGTGAAATAAAAAACAGGGGTAGAACAGAACAAAACATACCTGTAAATCACATCTGTAAAGCACATTTTAATCCAGAATGGAGAACTTATTTTAAATGATAGATATAGTATGCTTAAAGTGGGGAACAAAATTCTCACCAGAATATGTAAACAATCTATATAGTGGTATTAAACGCAATACCACAATTCCTTTTAAATTACATTGCTTTACAGAAGACAGCACAGATATAATATCTGATATAATCATACACAAATTACCTGATCTAGGTATAGATGGATGGTGGAATAAAATATATCTATTCAATAAGGATTTACCATTTACATCTAACACACCCATAATGTTCTTTGATTTAGATACATTAGTCACAGGTAATATAGATCACATACTGTCATATGATGTAAAAACACTAGTGGGACTCGAGAACTTCTATAGGGGAGGATTTGCTACAGGTCTATTAATGTGGCGACATGGAGTAATGAATCATGTTTGGGAAATATTCAATAAGGATATGAGAGGACACATAAACAGCACCAGTGATGGTGATCAGGAATTTACAGGTAGATATTTACCAGCAAACACAGAATACTTTCAAACCCTATTCCCAGATCAAATATATAGTTATAAGCAAAGTTGCAGTGAAGGTTTACCTGCTGATGCTAGAATAGTGTGTTATCACGGCACACCCAGTATAATAGAAAGTTATAGCCATTATGTGGAGAACTATGATGGCCAATGGTTCCCACAACAATGGCCTAAAGAACATTGGAGAACACCGTAATGTTCAGCATACTAACACCCAGTAGAAATAGACCACACAGACTTAAAACATTTATAGACAGTGTGTATGACAATGCTGATAATATAAACAATGTGGAAATCCTAATTTATGTTGACAATGATGATCCAGTATTAGATCAATATAAAGATATGCAGGGATATCGCAATATAAAAATAATATTTGATAAACCAGTAAGTATAAGCAATTCCTGGAACACAATGGCTAAAATAAGTCAGGGCAATGTTTTAATAATGGGTAATGATGATTTAGAATACAGAACAAAACACTGGGACACACTATTAAGTAAAGAATTACAACAATATACTGATCAAATATATGTAGCCTGGATGGAAGACGGTATAAACGCAGATAAACATTGTGCGTTTCCCATAATAAGTCGTAAATGGTATAAAACACTGGGATATTTTGCTCCGGGTATATTTAATTTTGGATATAATGATACTTGGATATATGATATAGGTAAAAAGATCAACAGATGTCATTATATGCCACATATAAAAGCAGAACATATGCATTTCTCAGCAAATAAAAGCGTGTATGATGACACATACGCTAGAAACAGAACACAAAATCGCGGGAATTTATATCACAAAGACAAAACAATATTTGAACAAACAGAATCACAAAGACAACAAGATGCTGACAAATTAAAACGGGTTATAATAGATATATAATGATTATACATAACAAAAAAGAATTCGTATACTTAAATATACCTAAAACAGGCACACAAAGTCTTGATCAAATATTTACAGGTATAGGCGGAAAATGGGTAAGAGTGCAAAATATATCACCAGGCGCTCAAAGTCATTACAGACATATACCACAACATGCTAAAGAATATAAAAAAATAATAAGTGTGAGAAATCCTTATACCAGAATGTTAAGTATGTATAACTTTGAATTAGGTCGAGATAGTGTAAACGCACTAGGTAAAACCTTCAAAGAATATTGTGAATGGGCGTTGGATTTAACATACAACGCAGATATTCATACAGAAGATGATAATATATACAGATACTTTCCCTGTTGGAAATATGCTGAACCCAATGGTTGGGACTATGTGATTAAAACAGAATCAATATCAAACGATATAAACAATATACCCTTTCTGTCAGATAGTGTAAAAAATATACCACACAACAACAAAAGTCAGGGTCTTACTTGGGAACAAGCAAAAACAACTGAAATTATACACATAATCAATAAATGGGCAGGTAAAGACTTTGAATTATTTGGATACAATAAATTATGAGTGTGGATTACAAAAACGAATATAGAAAAGATGTATTAATGACATATGATGGTTCAAAACATTTGGAAAGATTATGTATAAAATATGGAGATGCCCTAGCAGGTGTATGTTATGCTATGGACATTCCCTACAATAAAATTACAAAACAATGGCCTTCTGTTGCTCAAAATGAGATGTGGATAGGCGGAAATATATATGATCAAATAGAATTTATCAAACAAAATGCAAAACGCAAACCCAAGCACATATTGGAAATTGGAGCAGGCAGAGGTGAAGTAACTTTAATGTTATCTAAAATGGGATATCAGGTAACTACTATTGATCCAGGTAAAGATTTTATAGAATTATTAGAATATTCAAATAAAAAATTATTTCCCAATGAACAAATTACACCATACAAAATAATAAATGAATCATTACAATTAGCAAATCTAGATTATTCACAATTTGATACAATATTAATGGTAGAAAGTCTAGAACATATATTAGCAGAACATTTTGATCCAGAATGGAATAAAATAAATCATCAATTTACAGGATATTTTATAGTAGTCAATTGGAAAAGATATCATCCGATAGCAGTGGGTCAATATGCACCACCTAATATACATTGTAGAAGAACAGATGATGCTTTATATGATTTTTTTATAAAAGATAATAAATGTTTATTAAGAGACGGAAGTCATTTAGTAGTGGAGATAGATAATGAAAATACCTGATCCCAGAGATTTACAAAGGATAGCAGATAATATGGAAAGACCACACGAAGATATGTATAACGAATGGTTTTATGGATACTTTAATTTAAGCAAAGAACAAAAAGCACAGGAAAAGTTAGCAGACAGTGAAATATATCAAAGACATTGTCTAGCAAAGAAATATGGAATACAAATATACAATATGTTTGGAGTAAACAAATGAGAGCAATACACAAATACAAAGGTTCTAGAAATAAAGAACATTTACGCAGAATAGCACAAAGCATGGGTTATCGCATAACATTATGGGATATGCCTCACATGGTGGCATTATGTCAACGAGCGGGGATTTTGGATACAATTGATCTAGATAGTGTAAATACAGATACAGGTAAAAAGAAACAACTACAAGCAGATACGGAAACAATACAATTATAATAAAGTCCTGTCCCTCTCTAACTCCAATTGTTGCCGAACAACGTGCCAGGGGGGCAGGCATCTAGTTAAAAATGTGTAAAATAGATAAATACATATACCATATGGAAAAGTTAAT